ATGGAAAAGACTAAGAGCAATTATTCTTCTAAAAGAGCAAAGAAAAACGTTTTTTTACAAATGATTGATTTGTGGAAAATAGATGTAAACTGGCATAAGCATACAAAAAAAGACAAGAAAGTCTGTATTGGGTTTGGCCTCTCATTTTCAGCCTTGATTATGTTCGGTTGCTCTTGGCTTGCCATACCTGCTATAATTGGGCTTGTTTATTGTCTTTCCCACATGAAAGATTTAAATGTGGAGGAGTAAGATATGGCAAGATTTATCGAACTCGAAGATATTAATGGTCGCAAGGTGTCCATTAACATTGACTTCATTCAGACAATAAAGAATGTTACGAATGATGATACTTGGGGGAATACCTGCATTTTACTAAAAAATGATATTGTTCAGACAAACCTTGAATACTCGAAGGTAGTCGAGCTTATCAAACCGAAAAAGAAAGGATTCCGCTTATGGCAGTAACTAGTAATGAACCAAAGGTAATAGCAACAAGCAGATACAGCATCAATGAGACCTGCGAGTTGCTTGGCATCACAAGAAAGACCTTACAGAAGTACACTATGTTTGGTCTTATCAAATGTGGATTTAGAAAGGCAACCATGAAGAAGTTCTATACAGGACTTGAAATCATGAAGTTCTGGAGGACAGCTGTATGAAATATGATAAAACCTGTTGGTAGATAGCAAGGATATTAAAATGTGGCTCACACAAAAGACCGTTTCGGAAAGTTCGTTGAGTGTTCAGACACATTCGGATTGAATTATTTGGAAATAGCATAAAGGTAACGCCCCGCCTAACCAACGGGGCAAACAAAATAATATAGAATTATGGATGCAACAATAAATCAAGTACAGGAAATAGTGTCAGTTCTGACATCAGACGAGCAGCAGCTACTCAAAGACACCATCAACTACGGTTCATGGGGCGATAGCGATTGGGAGTTTCTTGATGATAACGGAAATGTGGAAACTGTTGCAATGTATGGCTACTGCACCAATGATGCAAAGAGAGCTGGACATTTCAGTGGAAGAAAAGTATCTTCAATGTTCCGCTCTATGTATAAGAAACTATGCCCAACAAACCACAATCAGATAGGTAGATATATTTCACATTGTAATGATTGGTGGGGCGATGGTAGTGGCGATATGCTGTTTATCAGAACAGGCATCTACAACGCATTTGAGGAATGGGCAAGAAAGAAATAAATAGATGTATTGTTTTTTATCCCTCATTATCTGTGAAGATAGTGGGGGATTTTTTGTAGAATTTTAGAAGAAACAGCCAACACACTCGCCAACACACTGTTAACACACTCTAAACAACTATATATCAGTTACTTACGAAGATTTTTTAAAAGCAACTAACACATTCACTAACACACTGCCCATTTTTGCCAACACACTGTTAACACACTCTAAACAACTATATATCAGTTACTTACGAAGATTTTTTAAAAGCAACTAACACACTGCTAACACACTGGTAATAAATATTGACATATCGACTTAGGTAAACTAACACACTCGCCAACACACTCGCTAACACACTGCTAACGCACCTTAATACGCTTATTATCAATATTTTATAGAGATTTAGAAAATATAGCTAACACACTCACCAACACACTCGCCAACACACTGCCCAAAAACTTTTCTTTTGTACTAACGTAGTTAGTATCTTTCTTTTATAGTATATATATATTATTATATATAATTATAATATACTAACGTGCGCGCGAGAAGTTTTTGGGCGGTTGCTCTAATGCAAGATCATGATGCTGGAGAGTACTCCATATTCATCATACCTTGGTATGGTGACGATAGTTTCGGTTCTAGCACCATCCTTGGCTTTTTGAATGGTGATTACCAACTTAGAAGGAACGTTATCATCAAGCTCTTGGCAAACTAGGCGATACACATCAACATCACCTCTATCAGCAAAGACCTTGCCTACTTCATAACTGCAAGAAGTTACCTTGAAGGAAAGTTCATCTTCGGAACCTGCATCAATAGACAGTTTGCCTTCTCTCACAGAAACAGAGTGTTCAACTAGCATAGGGGCGCAGTCTGTGGCATCCTTGTTGATAACAAAGTCACCTGCCCCATAAAGCGAATGAATTTGCTCAGTTTGCGTTCCAAAACTCATAGAAAGAGTATCAATAGCGATTTCCTGCGGTTCTAAAGCCACACAAGCCAAACAAACCAATAATTCTATTACCAAAGAAAGTAAGCGTCTCATAAGCGAAATTTTAAGGGTTATTTTGAATTTTAAACATCATACCTACACCTGTCAACAGCCATTCGGCATTGACGTTATAATCTTCAACTATCCAGGCAAGCCATTCAGATTTGATAGCTCTGCCGTCAGGACACTTCTTAAACGTAGAGAAATTCCAATAGTTGATACCATGAGATTCCGTAAAAGAACGTATTCCTCTAGCTTTACGCTGATTGATAGCAACATCAAGAGCAAGTAAGAAGCGTTTTGTTATCGCCATACCCGTTGGCGTTGTCGTAAGTTTCATACGCTATAGATTTTTCCGTGAACGTTGACTATATAGAAATCGCTTTTTATCAGCAGGAGTAATAGTTTCTCCATTAGCGAGCTTCTCGAAACATCTTGCAAGGTGTTCGTATGCCAATCGTAGTTCTCTTATCTCCACATCTTTCTGTGCGTTGATTTCGATAAGGCGATTGATAACCGAAAGCGAATCTATTTGTTCATTTGGCTTTTCCGTTCTAATAGATGTTGCAGGAATATCAGCATTAAGCATTTCTCCTTCCCCAGTCAACAACCAGTCGATATTGTACATAGGCTTGGCTGAATGGATAAGATTAGCCATTCTTGCACTCACCTTTAAAACCTTACCATTAAGGATGTCATAAACCGCTTGCGGTCTGTTTAATCCAATATCCTTAGCAAGCTGAGAACCAGTTATATTTTCCTGCATAAGAATAGCGTTAATAACCTCTTTTGCCGACATACGTATAATAAAAGTTAAATACAGAGATTTCTTAATGATTTGTACCGATATTACAAATATTATTCTTATCTTTGCATAGTGATTATTAAAATAACAAAACAAAGGTACAAAAAAGATTTGTATGGCAAATAAAAATGAAGAAAAAAAGCAGAAAATAACCCTTTTGGATTACTACGAGAATCTTCCTAAGTCCTCGTACCCCAAGAAGGATTTCATCCAGCGCATTATGACAGAATGCGATGTATCGTTTACAACTGCTAGAAACTGGACCAAAGGTCATACAAGACCGATGGTAGAATGGCAGATTAAAAAACTGTCCGAAATCACTGGAATACCAAAAGAACAGCTATGGCAGTAGAGTTTTATATGTTTGATGATGAACTATGGTTCATTAAGGATGACGAAAATCAAGCACTCTCGGAAAAAGATACAGATGTTATTAAGAAAATGATAGATGTTATCCGAGAAAGATACCCCGAAGCTTATAAGGCTTTATCCAAGGAGTATCAGAAGAGTGCAATGAATGTTCCTTATTATCAGTTCTTGATAGTCAGAAGATTCTGCAAATGCAACTTCGGAAAGCTTGATGCAACCACCTACGATATAGATAATCTCGGAAGGTTTAACTTTGAAAAAGTTGAATGCCCACTGCGAGGAGAATGTAAGAACGAAGGAATTATATGTTGTCCAAAGTTCAACTCCAAGCTATCACCTGCCGAAGAAAGGGTAATGAACCTTATTTATCAATGTTTCACGAAAGAAGAAGTTGGCGACAAGCTTTGTCTTTCTCCGAACACCATTAAGCAGCATGTAAGATCAGCTTACTGCAAGCTAGGTGTACACGATAAGAGCGAGTTCGTAAAGATAGCAAAAGATAATAATATTTTTAATAATTTAAAGCACTAAGAGCAATGGGATTAATTAAAAGAAGCAATGAAATTGCAATCCAACAGAATGTTAAGATGATGGTTTACGGACAAGCAGGTATGGGTAAATCGACATTTGCCCTCTCCGCTCCAAAACCTTTGTTGCTTGACTTTGATAACGGAGTCAAGCGTGTTAACACCGCACACTTGGATGATAGCGTAGGTATCGTACAGATTAATAGCTGGCAAGACATCATGAACTTGTTGAACTACAACAAGAATGACTTGGCAGAGTTCGATACTATCGTTGTAGATACTATTGGAAAGATGATTGACTACATCATTCAGTATCGTTGTAATGGTCGCAACCCACAGATACAAGACTGGGGAACCATTAACAATGACTTCAAGTGGTTCACGTCATCACTTTCTTCGCTTAACAAGAATATCGTTTTTGTAGCTCATCGTGACACCCGAAAGGAAGGAGATAGCACGGTCTATGTTCCTGCACTTAGAGAGAAGAACTATAACAGCATCGTTACAGACCTTGACTTGCTCGGTTATCTCGAAATGCGCAATGAGAACGGACAGCAAATCAGAACTATCACGTTTGACCCAACGTCACGCAATGACGGCAAGAATACTTGTCAGTTGCCCGGCTGTATGCAGATACCAACTATCCTTGATGTCAATGGTCAGCCTACAGCTCCAAACAATTTCATCGAAACTCAGATTCTTGCTCGCTACAAGTCAATGATTGAGCAGAAGGAGCAGAAGGTTAAGGAGTACAATGAGGCTTTGGAGGAAATCAAGGTAAGTGTCGAACAAATCACTGATGCAAACGGAGCGAATTACTTTATTGCACATATCAAAGATTATGCTAATCTCGGAAACTCTATTATTCTTCACGCACGTGACTTGTTCACGAAGAAGGTGACTGCCTTGAAGTTGAAGTACAACAATGCCACAAAGCAATATGAAGACCCACAAGCAGCATAACTATGGAACAGGTCAAGTTTAGGTTCTATGCGACATTGTTAGACGCTTATCAGAACTATCTTGATAGTGATTTAATTTGGAGCAAGTATTGGGGTTGGTCTGAGAATCCACCCCATACTTGCGAAGAATTTAAGCAGATGCAATTCCAGTCGCTGATAGACAAGATTAATAGAGTTCCATTCGATAGTGAAGCTGCCGACAAGGGCACAGCATTCAATGAGGTTATTGATTGTATGGTCCTTCATCGCAACTCGGAAAGTATGGATATACATACTATTTACCAAGAAGTAGAGGATTATCACTATGGTAGCGAAGGAGAAATAAGACCACATAACAAGAGAGTACCTATCGGTGTGGAAGCAAAATTGAACGGAAGAAGCTTCTATTTCCCAATACATCTAGTCCGGCATTATGCAGACTATTACAAAGGAGGATTGCCACAGCAGTATATCCAAGCTGTATTGCCAACTATGTACGGAAACGTCCTTCTGTATGGCTACATAGATTACCTAATGCCGTTCTGCACTCATGATCTGAAAACAACACGTCAGTATGCAGTCGGAAACTACAAGCGACATTGGCAACATCGAGTTTATCCTTATGCTCTAATGAAGAATGGGTGTAACATAATAGACTTTGAATACAATATCTCAGAAATAGGTAAGACGTATTACCGAAATTACACAGAAAGTTATACGTTTAGCTCAGAAAGAGATATACCTCTACTCACTCAACACTGCGAGGATTTGATAAAATTCTTGCTTGATAACAGAAGTTTAATCACAGATAAGAAAATATTCAATTTAGTTTAAAATATGGCAGAAGAAACAAAGACTATGGAGATTACTGCACTACAAGAGAAAGACATCGAATTAGTTGTCAGCAAAGAGACCATCGGTCAGCTCACCACCAATATCAAGGAAGTAAAGACAAGAGTTGAACAGGCTCTCCCTATGTACGACATCAGCAATTATAGTGCTGACGACATACCAAAGTGCAAGGAAGACAAGGCTTTGCTTAACAAGGCAGCTAAAGCACTTGACGATAAGCGTAAGGAACTTGAAAAAGTTTGGAATAAGCCTTTCGAGGAGTTTAAGACAACCTGTAATGAGACTTGCAAGCTCATCAAGAATGCTGTTTTAGCTATTGATGGTATTATCAAGGCAGATGAGGAGCGCACCAAAAATGCGAAGCGTGAAGAAATCGAAAAGCTTGCTAAGAAATGTGGTGTTGAAGTAATCGGCATTAAGTTAGACCTCATTTTTGATAACAAGTGGCTCAACAAGACAACTTCGATGAAATCTATCGAAAAAGCTATCAATGATAAGGTAGATAATATCAAACGAGACTTGGAAACATTGAAGTCGTTCTCTGAGGACTACGATGTTCTTGCAACTAGATACAAGGAGAACCTTAATCTGCAGGAGACGATCATCTATGCTAACAAGCTGAAAGAACAGCGTGAGGTAGCAGCTAAGAAGAGCGAAGAGACTGTGGCTTCTGCTCCATCACCTGCACAGCAAGCTGAGAAGGTGTCAGAAACTCATACGCAGAACGAGTATGAAAAGGAGGAACAGAAAACTAGCGGTAAGATGAATGAGGAGGAAGCGGACGCAGCCGATGCCTTTGCAGCAGTCATGGGACAGGCAGTCACTCCACCTACTCCAACAATCACTAATGTTTACTCTGTAGAAGCTACCGTTGATGTTTTGCGTGGTCTTGAAACATTCATGCGTGACAATGGTATTACTTTTAACATTCAGTAAAATGGCATTTCAGATTAATGGAATTATTCAGCATATAGGGAATACGGAGAGTATTCCCTATCAAGACAAAGTTTTCAAAAAAAGAGAGGTTGTCCTGGATTGCTCCTATCGCAACCAGTTCACAGGTCAGATAGAGAGAGCAAACTATCCAAAATTCGAGTTTACAGGCAATCACGTTGACGATCTGAACGGATTCAATATTGGTGATATTGTAACAGTATCATTCTCCTTGAATGGTTCACGCTCTGAGAAAGATGGACAAGTCAGATACTTCACAAACGTTCAAGGTTATAAAGTCGAGAAATACCAATCTCGTTATAATCAGCAACAAGGTGGAAATCAGACCGTACAGGCGCCAAATGGCAACCAGCCTAACAACTTCCAAGGTGCAGGTCAACCAAGCGCACAACAAGCACCTATGGAATCGGCAAGAAACGCAGCATCCGCAGCTGCTAATTTCCCTCCCGCTGTAGATAAGAACGGAAACCCTATTCAAAGTAATAATGACGATTTGCCATTTTAAAGTTTAGGTTATGGCACTATATAATTTGAAGAACGCTTACGACAAAAAGAGGTTCAAAGAAGCCTGCAATCAGATGGTTTTAAAGAACGAATACGTTGAACTGAAGAAAAAGAACACTCAGCGTTCTTTGGCTCAGAATAGCTACCTGCATTGCCTGTTAGGTTATTTTGCTTCTGAATTTGGTTTTACCCTCGAAGAAGTCAAGTTTGATATTTTCAAAAAGATATGCAATAGAGATATATTCGAGAGAAAGAGAGTCAACAGAAGAGGACAGGAAGTTACCTATATCAGAAGTAGTACAGAACTTGATAAGGCTGAAATGACAACTGCAATAGAACGGTTCAGAAATTATAGTAGTGCTCAGTGTGGGCTTTATCTTCCTGCACCTCATGAAGGTGAAATGTTATTTTTTGCTCAACAACAGATTGAGCAGTGCAAAGAATTTATGTAATTTAAAACAGAAAATATTATGTTAGCAGATTTGGATGGTCACAGACCATCGAAGATTGAGTTTTGCTTGACCGAAGCTCAGAAAGAAATGTTTAAGGACGTGTTGGTACTTTGTGAAGGTGCAAAGAGTGCAGATGAACCTATCAAGATTCTACATGACAAGTTCAATGCTCTTTTCCCAGATAATGAGGTCGTCGACCGCAAGTATGATGATTTCGAGATTCATGCTATCCGTGAAGAGTACTGCATCAAGCAGGAGAACGATGTGCCAAAGCGTAAGGAAGAGCTGGAAACCGTTCTTGCTCAGATCAAGACAATGAAGAAGAATGCCGAGGAAGCATACTCTTCAGCACTTCTTGAAGTGAGTGATTTGGCTGCAAGAGTTAAGAATGGTATCACGGATTTCCGTTTGCCTTCTACAAGAACCGCTCGAATTGCTCTCAATGGTCACTACCTTTTATTTTCTTGGGTGGATGATAAGTTCCAGCTTTGCAATGTTCAGAAAATTCCAGATTGGGACAGAAGTGGCTTGTGGAGCCAGGAAGATGTCAATCAGCAGGCTATGAAGGAAGTTTTTGGTATCGAGTTTCCTGAAGTAGAAAAGCCTAAAGCAATAACTGAGGAGAAGACTGCTTCCGATGACCTTCCTTTCGGTGATGAGGACGGTAATGATGAAGATGAGTAATTATGTACACTCTCAGACCATATCAGAAACAAGCAAGTGATGCAGCCGTAAGAGCGTTCACAGGCAAGACTAAGAAGAATGGACTTCTTATCTTGCCTACGGGCGCAGGCAAATCGCTTGTAATAGCAGATATAGCAAGTAGGTTGGATAGCCAACTGCTTATATTCTGTCCTTCGAAGGAGATATTGGAACAAAATTTCGCCAAGTTACAGAGCTATGGAGTTTTTGATTGTGGTGTTTATTCAGCTTCCGTTGGCTGCAAGGATATTAACAGAATCACGTTTGCTACCATCGGAAGCGTAATGAATCACATGAAAGACTTTCAGCACTTCAAGTATGTAATGGTTGATGAGTGCCATCTATGCAACTCGAAAGGAGGGCAATACAAAACATTCTTTGATGCTGCTGATAGGCAGGTAATTGGCTTAACTGCAACACCATATCGTCTAGGCAAGGGATTCAATGGCACTTCGATGCTTAAGTTCCTTACGAGAACTAGACCAAGAATATTCGATGAGGTTCTGTATTATTGTCAGATTTCAGAATTGCTTGTAAAAGGTTATCTTGCAGATTTAAGATACTTCGATTGCACTCAGCTAGATATGTCTAATGTGCATACCAATTCTACAGGAAACGACTTTGATGAAAATTCCCTAAAGATGGAGTATGAAAGAAGCGGATTCTATGATCAGCTTACATCTACTACCCTAAGAGTATTGAAGCCGAAGAACAAAATACCTCGTAAAGGGGTCTTGGTTTTCACTCGATTCACGGAAGAAGCGGAAAGATTGACTAGTAAACTGCAACAGAAGGGCATCAATTCAGCAATCGTTACAGGCGAGACTCCAAAGAAAGAACGTGAAGCCATTTTGGAGAAGTTCAAGGATGGTACGATAAAGGTTGTCTCTAATGTCGGTGTCCTTACTACTGGATTCGATTATCCTGCACTCGATACGGTTATCTTGGCAAGACCAACAAAGTCTTTGAGTCTCTACTATCAGATGGTGGGACGAGCTATCAGACCGTTCAAGGATAAAGACGGATGGATAATCGACCTTGGCGGTAGTTTCCGTTCGTTCGGAAAAGTCTCCGATTTAAGAATTGACCTAGAGGTGCAAGGCTCTTCAAGATGGTGCATCAAATCTCTAGGTAAACAGTTAACCAACGTAAGTTTTTAGAATTATGAAAATTGAAGCAAAACAGATTAACGAGTGGGTTAAAAAAGCCTACGATAATGCTGTCAAACATGGGTGGCATGAAGAGAAGAAGTCTAAGGCGCATTGGCTTATGATGATTTGCACAGAAGTTGCAGAAGCCGTACAAGCCGACCGAAAAGGGCGTTATATGAACGACCTTGATAAAGAAGGTCTTAAAACTGTACTTGCAAACGACCATGAAGGTGGTTTGTTCGGTAAATATTACTTAGACACTATCGAAGGTAAAGTAGAAAGTGAGTTGGCTGATATTTGCATTCGTGTTTTTGATTTGATGGGCGTTTATAATATTGAAGCAAAGTACGGATTCTCAACATTCGACCATGAGGTCAAGTATATTAAACAGCACAGCTTTACCGAGAATGCCATTATGTTAACTAAGACTATCGTATCGTGCAATATTACTACTTCAATAAGTGTAAAAGAAGGAACTTTCTTCGACTTATACTTAAGCATTCTTGCTACAGTATTTGAATGGGCAGAAGCACTTGGCATAGACCTTATCCAACACATCAACTTGAAGATGCGCTATAACGAAAGTAGAGAATATCGTCACGGAATAAGTTGTATTAAAGAGTTCTATGGTTATGAATAAATACTATTTCAACCGCAAGCCAAAAGCGGCTCAAACCGCAAAAAAAAAGGGAAAAAGGACTAATTCTAAGAGCAACCCAAACTTGGTTAAGAAACTCGATCGAGTATTCTCTCTTTATATTCGTTTGCGTGATGCTATGCCTAATGGTTATGTTCGGTGTATATCCTGTGGGCAAATAAAGAGCTTTGAAGATGTGGACTGTGGTCACTTCCATAGCCGGCGCCACATGGCAACTAGATTCAATGAAGATAACTGCCATGCAGAATGCAAATACGACAACCGCTTCTCTGCGGACCACCTCATAGGCTATCAACGCAACCTCATTCAGAAAATAGGACAGCAAAAATTCGATTTGCTAAACGTGAAGGCACATTCTGCGTGTCATTTCACAAATAGCGAACTAGAAAATATGATTGCGCACTATACATCTGAGGTTAAGAAACTTAGCAGTCTCAAAGGCATTAAAGTTAATATTTGAAAATAATTACGGTAATATTATTTAATCAATAAATAATTTATTACCTTTACACCGAAAAAAATTAAATCTCTGAAACGTGGAACTTTCGGATAAAAATATTCAGACCTCAATTAGTATTGTTTGGGTTCCACCTGCATGAGCAGCTAAACAAGAAAATTGAGGTCTAATTGTATAACTATGGCGGATTGGATAAGACTTCCTTGCAGTATCTTAGATTGGGATTGGTTCAACAAACCCGAAATGCTTACCCTCTTTCTTTATTTGCTCAACAATGCGAAGGAGAAAGATATAAAGCATAATGGGATAGTTGAGCATAGAGGACAGCTTTTGACTAGTCTTGGAAAACTTAGCAATACTATTGGTGCAGGAAAACAAGTCGTCAGAACCTGTTTATCGAAGCTAACAAAAATGCAGCTAATAGAAGTGGATACGGAAAGACTGTACTCCATTATCACTATCTGTAATTATGACAACTATTTTGAAGTTGATGTCAATGAGCCTAAACAAGAGCCAAAGAAAGAAGACTATAATAAACCTATAGAAGCATCTAAGGAAGATAAACCTAAGAAAACGAAAGAAGAGATTGCGGCAGCAACAGAAAAGCGAAAAGAGAAATTTTATCAAGAGTTAGTTCCTTATGTTGCGACTTATGGCAAGGACATGATCAGAAAGTTCTATGACTATTGGTCTGAAATGAATAAGTCCAAAACAAGGATGAGGTGCGAGACTGAGAAAACGTGGGATTTAAATCTAAGGCTACAGAATTGGGCAAGACGAAATAAAGACTTCGGGACAAAGCAATCTGGCACAGCTCTACATAATTCGGAAAACAAAGATTATAACGAAGGAGGATGGTAAAAATGAATGTAGATTTCAATCAAATTATTCAAAGATTCGAAAGAGGAGAAGACTTGTTTCTTGCAGACAAGGTAAGAATTAGGGTTCCTAATGCCGAACAAAGGCTTCGAGGAGGGCTAGATTATTTTGTTCAAAAATACACCTTTGGCAAGGTATCTCATGCTAAATGGCTAGAGGAGAATTATCGTCCTATCGTTGATTGGATGTCTGACAACGAAGGCAGGGGACTTCTTATCACAGGTGGGTGTGGTCTCGGAAAAACTCTGATAGGAAAGCATATTCTACCGCTCCTACTCCAAGACTCTTGTAAAAAAATCGTATATATCTTTTCTGCGCAAGAGCTAAATACGAAGATTGACGAGATTCTGAAACTTCACATCATCTGTATTGATGATATTGGTACAGAAGAGCTTTCTAAGATTTATGGCAATGTTAGATGCGCATTCTCTGAGCTATGTGACGCAGCAGAGCAAAAGGGAAAACTTCTCATCATTACCACGAACTTAACTGCAAGTGAACTTGAAGCAAAATATGGAGAACGAACTATAGATAGGTTAAAAGCTATCACTAAGTTTGTTCCTTTCACTGGTAAATCATTAAGAAAGTAGATATGGAAATTAAAGAAGATAAAGACTTTTTGTTTGCTACAAAGCAAGCTAGATTAGCAGCATTCCTCGAGAACAATGAGGAAAGAATTATGTATAGAAATGCCATTTACAACGCCATAAAGTGGGGTAAAAGACACTAGTTATAAACTATAAATAAAAGAGCAATGAAGATGTTACAAGACGTTACAGATTGGTTTAAGCCTAACATTCTTGGCAACCAATCAAGTAAGAAAGAAACAATCGCAAGAGATATTTACCGCAAGGTAAAAGAAAAACAACTGAAGGAGTTTCAGGAGCGTATGCCCGAGAATAAACAGGGTGTAGAGTTTGAAGCAAACGGAGTTAAGTATATGGCAGCTATAAGAAGACTGACACCACAAGAGTGTGCTGAGTTGCAGACAATGCCACACGATTACGAGTTTGTAACAAGCGAAACGCAGCAATATAAGGGCTTGGGCAATGGCTGGAACATCGAAACAATCAAACATATTTTCAGCTTCATTCCGCAAGCTAAACTGAGCAACCTTAAAGTTTTGTCTTTGTTTGACGGAATTTCGGGAGGACAAATTTCATTACGCAGCATTGGTGCTAACATAACGACTTATCTCGCATCGGAGATTGACAAATATGCTATTGCGAACACGATGCACAACTTTCCAGATACTATCCAGTTGGGCAGTGTTACGGATTTGAATATAGATGAGATAGTTGAAAAATACGGAGTACCCGACATTCTGATTGGTGGCTCTCCGTGTCAGTCTTTCTCTTTCAGCGGAAAAATGAAAGGAATGAGTACCAAGAGTGGCGAGGAGATTTATACTCTTGAACGCTATCTTGAATTGAAAGCACAAGGCTTTCAGTTTGAAGGTCAGTCTTACCTCTTTTGGGAGTATATGCGAATACTTACCGAACTGCGCAAGTATAATCCTAATATTTATTTCTTTCTTTCTTGAAAATGTCAAGATGCTTGAAAAGTGGGAAAGATGCCTTTCTCATGCTATCGGTGTGCGTGGTGTTCACATCAACTCTGCACTTGTATCAGCACAGAATAGGCAACGCATCTATTGGACTAATATCAAAACAAAGCCTGTTGCGGTAGAAAGTCTGTTTTATGACGAGAACGACCCATTTGCATGGCCATCACTTGAAGTAGATATTCCGCAGCCAAAAGACCGTGGTATCTTCATTAAGGACATTCTTCAAGAAGAAGCTGATGAGAAATATTATCTGAAAGACGAAACGGTAGCACAGCTTATGTCGAAAACCGACAAACGAAAACTCAAAGACTATCTTTTAGAGCCACAGGTGAGCGTTAAAGAGTTGTTGCAACATATTGATACCTCAAACGAGTTTTCTGCGCTTACAGACGAAGGAAAACGTGAATTGGCAGAACTTGGATATGAGTTAGAGAAACAAAGACTTAAAGAATTGTACAATGAGAGCAACAAAAGCGTTTAATATGGGGAGTGGTATTACATCTCCCACTTCTAAATCCGCAGCATTAAACACAAGGTATATAGGTTGGTGGTATGTTCCAGGACATAGGCAGCATACAGGAATTATTGAGATTTATGAGAAGTAATATAATTGCCGTTAGAGGTCGTTCGTTTGGTGATTGGCATAATTCACCACACGAACAGAGAATTGAGCTTAGAGGACAAAAAACATCCTCTTTTACCTCAGTGGCGAAAGATAATTTATTGTTTGAATTGTATGAAAGAATATCAAGTTCACCCACAGGTTAATGGAGGTCTTAGAACCTTCAACCCAGTAGAAACGGCTATTGGGGGAGGTATTGAGGCTTCGTACTGGAAAGGTTATGATACAAGGGGTTATAGACCATATATTTTAGTTATTTATGGAACATAGATTAGTTTTTTATCCGACTTTGTACAAATCGGTTGTTATTCATGTATATGAAAATGGGGGGGGTAAATGTAACACACTAACAGCGTTTTATTCACATGGTGTTGGAGGTTTTGATTTGCAACCATTTGTTTTAGAAATAAGAGAAGTATGACAGCAATACATCAAGTAGAAAATATATCCAAACAGATTAGAGGGGGGGCAAAGTAAAGCGATTTGCATGTGTGCCACACTCTACAAGGGAGGAGGAAATAACAGTGTAACGTATATAGTGGAGTTTTATGAGAACGAATAGTAGCGTTAATAGGATTTGGGGAAACATTACTTCTCCAAACGACAAGGCAAGAGCAATATTAGCCACCATGCACAAAGGCGTGGCGGCTAATGGTACGCCTATAATTATTGAGGTCATGTATAATCCACGAATCGATGGGGGATCTGCCTTAAAGATGTAGGGGAAGTCTTGGTAAGATAGTGCATTAATTACTCTGTGAACAAACTATATTTCAGATAGTTACAGAGTTTGAAAGTTAAATAAAGTTGTTAAAAAGTGATTAAAGAAAGTAACGTTTGGTCAATCTAAAATGTCTTTGTATCTTTGCACCAGTTAATTAAACAACAAATAAGTTTAACAATTAAATTATAAGAGCAATGAAATGGTTAAAGAAAGGTCAATTACCATCTAAGGTAAAGGAAATCATAGTTTCCAAGGTTGGAAAAGATAAAAACGGAAGAGACAAATCAATCGTAATATATTGTAAAAAGAAAGGAGTTTGTTCTTCTGATCGAAAACTAGTAAGAGGACAGAATATTTTTGTTCGTGGCGATGTAAACGCATCAATAAGAAAAATCTGCACTGACGTAAGTCGTGCTATTGTAGAATGTACTATTTGAATTATTATGATAGACTGGAACGCATTCTACGCCAACGGCGGATATTATGGAGAAAACGACCCTCAATGCTACGATGATGGCTATTATGAAGAGCCTGAAGAAGATACCGAAGAGGAGGAATACGACGAAATTTAGCCTATGGAAACAATGGATAAAGAAGCCTACGAAATCAAAGGTTCCTACTTCCTTTTGATTTTTCAGCAAGGAGTCAGGACACTGACTATCATACCAGTAGCCGATATTTTAGAGATACGTCCTAACAACAAGCAAAGAATAATAAAAATCAGAACCAAGAACAACGACAACATTTGTTACTATGACGTGTCACGTTTTAAAATAGCTCTGCTGAATATATAGACTATAACATGTAACAACAACAGATATGAAGAAAACAATCAAGACATTTGTTGACAGGCTGCGCAATGCGTGGTCTATCATAAAAGGAGATGATTACATCTTTGTTTCTTTCGAAAAGGGCGTAAACGAACAGTATGCGCTCTACACCACAAGCCTTATTTCGGGTGTTCGTTTGTTTAGCAAGAGCAACAGCGTAAGTATATATCCTCGTATTGATATGCTTCTGGACTTGCTTAGTAGCAACAACAGCATAATGATGCTCACGAAGGATGCTGACGGCGGGCTGACTTACTGCTACGACTGCAAGTCGGAAGAAGATTTCAACGACCTAATTAACATGGAGGTAAGATAACATGAAAAGTGAGATTTACTTCGTAAACATGGATGGCAATATCTACTTCAAGGTTGAAGATGGTGTTGTGTACTCGCGCGACAGGAAAACCGATGTATCACCCGACAAGCTCTCCGATTTCCTTGCAATAGCCAAGGAGTTGGGATTTAAAACAGGCAAGTTATGAAAGCTGTACTGACATTAGACAACGGAGAGAAATTTATCGCAGATATTTACCCTCTCCAAGGTAAGAAACAACACAGACCACGTTTCCACGACGAGTACGAACGTTGGTTTGTCGAGGAGTTTAACAAGGCGCAGCCACGAGCTGCCCACAAGGTGGTAAAGGCGCACATACTAAGAAACTAATAATACAATAATATGACAGAAGAAAGATTTTACTGCGAACGCCCGAGATGTAGCGTTCACAACAAAAAGACGAAGGCTCTTGCAAACAGCTTGGAGTTCTTCAAAAACGCCGAGTTTGGTTTCGGTGAGGACTTTACTCCCGAAATGTTTTTCGACCGCCTTAAAGAAGGCGTTGCAAGACTCAACTGCAAATACAAAGGCAGAGAGATTGAGGTCACGATGATGCGCTTCGGTGGTACAATATCGTACGACTTCAAGGACAATCCTAACAGCGACGCCTGTCTTGGTGGCTTGACTCTTATGCCAATAGTAACAACTATTTACAACATAAACAAGTTTAAAGTCGAATAATGATAGGAATAGTATTAACAATCATTAATACCGCCTTTTTTGCGGGAACATGGTACTTTCTCGGTAGAAGTTCGATATACGCAAAACTAATGAAGGAATACCGCGAGATGCTAAAAAACGTAATCGAGCAGCAAAGGCTGCTTGAAATGTATAAAATAATGGACGGCATGAAAGCAGCAAAAGAAACGGAGGAAGAAAATGGAGAACAAGATTAACATTGCGGAGATACTCCGCGATATGCCAAAAGGCACAAAGCTGTATTCGCCGCTGTTTGGCGAATGTAATCTCGATAAGGTTTATACCTCTGACCAGAAAACATACCCGATTACTCTTTTAACCTCTGCGGATACTTTGGTAAGTTTTACAAAAAACGGACATTATGTTGATGGTTTTGAAGACGCGGAGTGTTCGCTCTTTCCTTCTGCCAAAATGCGTTGTTGGGACAAGTTCTTCAAGCGTGGTGACGTGGTGTACAACCCTAACAGTGGAATGCTTGCAATCTTTGAAGGTTGGGTGAATAACGATTACACCGAGTTCAATACAACACTCAACTATTATAATGACCATACATTTGGAGAAGAAGAAGTCTGCGCCACGGATTGCTTTGTAAAAGCCACCGGCAAACAGAGAGTAGAGTTTATTGAAGCGGCAGAAAAGCACTATGGCGGCAAGTATAACCCCGAAACGTTGCAAGTAGAGCCTGTTAAGGTCGTTAAACCTAAGTGTTCATTCAAGCCGTTCGACAAGGTGTTAGTGAGATGCAACGAAGATAGCGTATGGCGTTGTGAATTCTTCTCTAACTACAATACATTCAATAAACGATACCCTTACGTCTGTTTATCAGGTGTCTACAAGTACTGCATCCATTACGATGGCAATCAACACCTTTTAGGTACGGATAAATCTCCCGAATAACAGCATGGCAAAAGATTTCTCGCTTGCAGATGTCAATTTCCGCGAGACAGGACATATCGCTTTCGAAGACGAGTATATCACATCGTATGTGTCAACGGACATCGTGCCAAAGATATACATGAGCGTGAATACTCCTCGTGACGCAACAGGGCTTGTTTCGGACAAGCCTAAGCGTTACTACCGCACACGATACAGCGCATGGGTAACGGAAAAGACATTTGCCAAGCAATATCAGAAAATAAGAGAAAAATTCTAAGTATGATAAATCTTTCTTTAAATGTGCACGACTTCCTCAATGCGGTTGAGGGTTTCGCAAGAGGTTCGCACCTCCGGCAGCACGTCTGGCAGGAGATTGTATATAAATCAATTCCACAGATGTCAGACGACGATATGGACTTTCTTTGGTTCTATATGCGACGCGACATCTTCAAGCAATACTTCTACGAGCTGAACGGCAAGAAGAACACGCATGTCGGTTATGAGGACTTTATGCACGCACTCGCAGCTCTGCACAGAGGAAACCGCTATAAAATCACGTTTCGTAGCGAAGCGGACAACGCATTGCACAACGCTCTCTGCTACCGCTTCGATGGCGAATACTATCCGCTTTACCTCTACATTGACGGCAAGACGAAGAAAAGCAGTGAACTGCAATCGTTTAATACGGTTGTTCCTAACGAGTGGATAAAGGCAGTTGCGAAGCACAAGGCACCCGAAAACAGGCACGTTGAACTCGGCAGAGAAGAATGGTGGAACGACTTAAAAATTTACGATAATTTTAAAACAAAACTATTATGATTGACGAAAAGAAAATACAAGAAGCAGCAATTATGAATGCTGATTATTTCAATCCGTGTCGTAGCACATTGGATAGAGAAGAAGCGTGTCGCGCCTCGTTTGAAGATGGCGTTGAATGGTTTAAGAAAGCTCTTTGGCACGACGCAAGTGTAAAACCCGAAGGCAATGCTGTTATCCTATACCAATGGCTTGATGATAGAGGCACTATGGACGTTGGCATAGATGGAGTCTTCTCGGATGTTGAATGGGCAAAGTTCGTTGCGTATAACAGAATCACTAAGTGGTGTTACATAGAGGACTTGCTACCGAAAGGAGGTGAGAAATGAAATTCGTAAGCCAGCTTTATTATTTGCCATCAGCATGTGATGTTATTCCAGACGCAGTAGCCTCCCCAAAGGATTACGGTCAAGCACTTCAAAACTCAAATAAAAGAAGAAAGAAATGAGCTACAAATCAAGAATGAAATGTGACGTACGTCACATTATAAGCTGCGGTCTTTGCCCTCAGATGCTTAATTGTCCTTATGACAAAGAAGATGAAAGAGTAGTATTTACAAAAGAACACACAGGAAAATGATTAAACCAGAAGACCTAAGAATAGGCGACCTTGTAAGAACAAACCGCGATTGCGCATTTCCGAAAGGCACAATGTGCGTTGTTACCAATATACGTCCCGATAAAGTCTATAAAGACAAAGTAGGTGTCGTCGATCTAATCGCTACCTACGATGACGACGACGGACCTTGGGGAGCTTGGTGTTGTAGCATTGAAGGCATCTCTCTCACGCCCGAACTCCTCGAAAAGAACGGATTTAAGGAGGAGCAGCATCAAAAGGAAGGCACTTCGGAATGGTACGACTACTATCATTACGACCTCGGCATCAATATCGTGTACGAGGTCGAGGAAAATAAGTTTGCCGCCTACCTCGACGGAAAAAAGTTACGAGAAATACAATACGCTCAGGAACTCCAACATATCCTTTGGGCGCTGGGCTTGAACGCAGAACTAAAAGTATAAACAAAGATATAGAGCATGGAGAACGTAAAGATTTTTGCCCAAACCATTGAAGCAGAGGCAAAGAAACAAATTGAAAAGATGGCAGCGAGCGAGGCGTATCGTGACTGCCAAATTCGCATCATGCCCGACTGTCATGCAGGCAAGGGTTGCACCATAGGCACGGTAATACAGACTGCTGGCAGGGTTGTACCCAATACCGTAGGTGTGGATATAGGTTGCGGAATGTTGGTGTTCAAACTCAATAAGAAGGATATAAACCTATCGCTTCTCGACCGCATCATCAATGACAAAATTCCGAGCGGGTTCAGTGTTCACGACAATCCCATACCCGAAGCCGCAGGTAGAAAAATACATCGCATTTTGCGTGACTTGGATCGGATAACAGGGGGCTGTTTCGACCGTAGCTATATGGAACGCTCGCTTGGCACATTAGGTGGCGGCAATTATATGTTAAGAGCCGCCGAATATAACAGCAAATTAAAGGGTGCTAAAACTATTGCTCTAACATATCATCCTTCAGATACTCCTAAATGGGTACTTGATTGGTATATAGCTAATGGCTATAAAATCAAGGATGAGGATAAAGAATATAAAGTATTGGTTAAGACACTATAAATTAAATCAAATAACAATGGAAATACTCAAAGAAATCAAAGTTCCTACAGGTGAAATCTACACCGCAAAAGGAGATAAAGGCGTGTTGGAGTTTCTGACAGTAGCCGACTATGGCAAAGACGCAAATATCAAAGCCGACTTCCTCGGCATAACAAGAGAGCTGAATGGTGTGCCGAACGGAACGCCGATGCCCTTAACCGAAAAATGGGTGATAACAATTTCTACACAGTACGGCTGTTCAATGAACTGCAAGTTCTGCGACGTGCCGAAAGTCGGACCGGGACGCAACGTAACTCTGAACGACCTGCGTCACGAGATAACAATGGCGTTAGGTATGCACCTGGAGGTTAATCACACCAAACGCCTCAATGTACACTATGCACGTATGGGCGAGCCGACATGGAACGAGGCTGTAATCGAGCACGCACGTTTCTTCTTGCGTGAGGATATTATTCCTTACATCGGAAATTCGCTTGTGCATCCTGTAGTAAGTACGATGCTTCCGAAGCGTAATCGAGGCTTAAACGACTTTATTCGTGAATGGGTTAGGGTAAAAAATCTCGACTACAGCGGAAACGCAGGCTTGCAGTTCTCCATAAACTCTACCGACGACGCACAGCGAGAATATCTGTTCTCGGGTAACGCCTTGCCATTGAGAGATATTGCAGAACTTGCTGACACTCTCGCATTTCCGTGCGGTCGCAAGTACGCTCTTAACTTCGCGCTTGCCGACGACTCTATCATTGACGGCAAGGTGCTTGCTTCGATGTTTGACCCACGCAAGTTCATGTGTAAGATTACACCACTTCACAGAACAAACAGCTGCGAAGCCAACCATATTCAGACAAGTGGAGGTTACGACTCGTTTGTGCCGTACAAGAACGTGGAAGAGGATTTGAAGGCAAACGGATTTGATGTAATCGTGTTCGTTCCGTCGTATGACGAGGACAACGGACTGATTACTTGCGGCAATGCAATCCTGTCCGGCAAGAAGCCGACATCAAGCTACAAAGAAGTGGTATTTTAATCTGATAAACAAAATGAGCAAAAAGAAAATATACATATCATCACCGATTACCGGCTATAACCTCAACGAGCGACACAAGTTCTTCGCTCAGATTGAGAAAGAACTGACAATTCTCGGCTACAAGGCAGTCAATCCCATGAGTAAACCTTTATCCGACTCTGCGCCGTACACGGAGCACATGAAAGAGGACTTACGCCTGCTCCTCGGCTGCGACGGCATTGTTGTACCGAACCGATGGCGTTGCTCAAAAGGCTGTGAAACGGAACGTCGTGTGGCGGATGCTTGCGGAATACCCGTCGTAGGCGTGATAGGCGAAGATTTGCAAATCTTAAACGCGATATAAACATGAGCACAAGCCAGTTAATAAGCCGAACCCCCAAAAGGGCGTATATTATCGCGCCAAGTGTAAAGCAGAAAGAGGAAATACTAAAGAGCATTGACCGCTATTGTTCGCTGTATTACATCACAAAGGGTTCTGCGTACAACATTGCCCAAACAGCGATGATAGACGCTTACAACGCAATTAAAGATGACAAAAAGCTATATCGTCAGCAGACAAAGCAAAGCATCAACAAGGCTCTTGCTGCATACAACACATGGGATACGAAGATGCGCTTTGTCCTCGCCGACCGCTATCAGCTTTGGCTTGACCTATCCGATGCGTCGGAAGCGGAACTGAAACCGCTCGTCACAACGCTCTATTACTGCATCGACAACTACTTCCTAAAGAACAAGGTGCCGAAAAGCAAGATAATCGCCCGTATGGAGACGGCAATGGTGCTGATAGATATTGCGGTAAACCTATTTAAGAACTTGTTTGATAACATCCAAAAGAAAATCGGCAAGGACTTGCGACCGATGTTCAGTGATGGCAACGCACTGGAGTTGCAACAAAATTGGAACAATGCCATGCAATCCGTCATAAACTCGGTACCAGGAATGCCCGACATTAACATCAACGATGATGCGGACAGCGTTCAGGCAGCAAAGAATATCGTAACGAAACTCTCAAACGAGAATATCTACAACCGCGCAGGAGAGTATGCGTTACAGTTAAACCCCGAATACAAACCAGAGGGTTACGGAGAATAGGCTAATATCAACCGCGCACGGGCTATAGAGCCGGCGCAAAAATACCAAAGTGGTTTGATATGATAGAATCAGGCGAGAAAACCGAGGAGTATAGGGAGATAAAGCCTTGGGCGGCTTAATGAACCCAAATATTAAACAATGAGTAGAGGAGAATAAGATTTCGCTAAATCGTTGAGTATCAATAAGTTAAACAAAGTTAGCAAAAAGTATTTTAAGCCTTAAACGTTTGGTCAAAAGTAAAAAAATGACTACCTTTACACCATCAAAAATAAATAATAACAATTTAAAAGATAAGAGCAATGAAGACAGACAACGTTTTAGAGCATTTCGCTGAAATGATGATTTCACGAATGCAAAAGATGAAGGCAGGAGATTGGAAGATGGGTTGGTTCACCACATCTTATGGTGGGAACCCTGTGAACCTTGGAGGGCGTGAATATAATGGAATGAACTCATTCTTCCTGTTCCTCTGCATGATGGGCGAAGAAAGATTCAAATATCCTATCTTTGCTACCTTCAATCAGATAAAGGCATTAGGAGCTAGTGTGAACAAAGGAGAGAAAAGCTTCCCTGTTCTGTTTTGGTCCATTCAGTACAAAGACAAGAATGGAAACAAAATAACAGAAGACAGCTACAATGGAATGACTCGATCAGCCCAACTAGACTGCAAAGTCCAACCTTTCTTGAAGAGCTACAACGTGTTCAATCTCAGCCAAACCAACCTCGAAGAGATAGCTCCTAAGACGATGCAGAAGTTGAAGGAGAAGTTCAGTCTCAAAGATAAGGATGAGTTGCCGACAGACACGGCTGGTATGTACGTCAACGAGAAAATTGATGATATGCTCCTTTATCAGAAGTGGCTCTGCCCTATCCGCTACGACAAGTATTCAAGTGGAGCTTTCTACAGAGTTGGGGTAGACGATATTACAACACCACTTAAAAGTCAGTTCAAGAAGGGCAATACAGAGCAGGAGATATTCGAGGATGGACAGGAGTACTACTCAACCCTTCTACATGAAATGGTTCACTCAACAGGGCATAAGTCTAGATTGAATAGAGGGTTTGAGAATGAGAAAGGAGAAAAGGACTATGCAAGAGAAGAGTTGGTTGCGGAGCTTGGAGCAGCTCTTATCGGAAACGTCCTAGGCTTTAGCAGTCGCATTTTAGATAATAACGCTGCTTACCTAGATGGTTGGATCAGCAAGCTTAAAAAGCAACCAAAGTTCATCGTTTCTGTTTTGACAGACGTAAACAAGGCAGCTAAAATGGTATTAGAAATCGTGAACAAAGAAAAGGCACAATTACTAATGCCTGCATAAGATATTTTATTGCTCTATCTAAGGCGGTATAAGCGAATTTGCTTGTATCGCCTTTATTCATACTATCAAAAACGCAAAAAGCCTTCTAGACAAAAATAAACATGTAAATTCCCAGTTAAATATATTTGTTGATTAAATATTTTTAGTATCTTTGCGACAAAAGTAGTAAAGATATGAACATCGAAGAAATACTCAAGAAAGCTGATACTATCAGCCAAAAAATAGAAGAGCTACGCCGAAGGACTATCAAGGTCCCTTCGTGGAGTTACCTCTTGAGCCTTTATGAGCCAGAGAGTCATAAGGTAATGACAGACACCGTAAATCTTAGAGATAAAGATAATGGTGAAAAATCATCTCGTATTGCAGTTGCTCTTGAAAAGCTGCTCACGAATAGAATGACAGAATTTACCTTCTCTATACCAGTTAAGAGAAAGTACAATACTCCCGAAAATGATATTCAGAGGGAAATCCAAAAAGCGTTAGAAAGAATCTACGATTGTGCTCATATTGACAATATGAACTACAAGCGCGGACTAGCATATTTCGCAAGCTGTGAAATCTTCTCTATCTGGTATTCTGTCAAGAAGCCAAACACTCAATATGGCTTTGAGTCAAACTACAAATTGAAGTGCAAAACCTTCTCCCCTATGGACGGAGTAAGAATGTACCCAATCATTGATGAGTATGATGATATGCAAGCTATGTCGTTTGAATACGATAAGATTGTGTCAGATAAAGAGACAATAACATTCTTTGAGACCTTCACTGAAAACTATCATTTCATTTGGAAGAAAAGCAATCTCGGTGAAATGTGGGAGGAGGTAACTGCACAGGTTGATGAGGATGGGAACACTAAAAGTGGCGAGGAAATCATTATTCATAAGATTCCTGGAGTATACTTGCATCGCCCTCATGCCATCTACGAGGGGCTTGATAATATCCGAAGTGAGTTCGAGTACAATATCAGCCGCAATAGCAACGTGATTGCATATAATGCTGCACCTATCGCAAAAGTCAAGGGTGGTATAATCGGAGAGGAGAAGAAGGGGCAAGGCTTCCGTATTTGGAGAGTTGAGAATGATGGTGATATATCTTACGTATCTTGGGACCAATCACAAGAAGCGGTCAGCGGTCAAAACAAAACCCTTCTCAACTTATACTGGATGCTTTCGCAAATGCCGGATATTAGTTTTGAGAATATGAAATCTCTTGGCAATATTGGCTACGATGCTAGACAGACTTTGCTCACCGATGCACATTTGAAGGTTCGTATGGAGTCTGGAGCTTTCAAGGAGTTCTTTGAACGAGAGTTCAATGTAATCAAGGCATTCTTGAAGGTAATGAATCCAAAATGGGAAAAAGAGATAGATAACGTCACCTGCGAACACGTCATCACTCCTTACATACCTAAGGATGAGAGCTATGACATCACCATCAGACAAAAGGCAAATGGTGGAAAGCCAGTAGAAAGTCAGCTCGAATCCATCATTAAGCTTGGGCAGTCGCAAGACCCCCAGCAGACGATGGAGGATATTCAGAAGGATGAACTTAAAGCGGCAGCAGTACAGCAGTCTGCTTTTGCAATGGGTGAACAAACAATATAAACACAATAAAACTGCACAAGTTATGAAGAAGAAAATTGCAATATGGCTATTTAAGTTAGCTAGAAGACTCTATCCTATCAGTGTAACTGTCTTCGAACAGAAAGAAATTCTAGAACCAAAGGTATGCGCTAAGGCTTATATTATCGACAAGAATTACATTCGCCATTACAAGCGAGACCATCACATCAAGTCTATGAGAGAAGCCCTTCGTGAGATAACAAAGGAGACCATCGTACAGGCAAAGAAAGATGTACTCAACGCTATCGAATCCAAGATCATGAAGCAGAGAGTATATCAGAAGGATGGCAAGACGATTGTAGAGGTAAAAGTTAATTGTTATGTCTCCAAAGAAGAAGGTTAAATCTATTCCAAAAGGACCTCAGTTCTGCAAATTATGTGCCCACGTTATCAATCCACGTAATCTTAGTGTTACAGGAGAACCAACGTTGGGCACTTGCCCTTATGAGGAGTTTGCTATCCTCTATCAAAGGGAATGTGCAAACGAGCATTATAAGCCGAAATAAATGAGACCAAATATTCCCAATCAAAAGAAAGCATACGATGCTCTGAACAGACGCTTAGTTAACTACGTAGCACAAGTTCAGGGCATTTATGATAGAATCGCTAGTCAAGTAGCTACGGCTATAGATGGTGTAAGTTATGATGGTTCTACGGAGTTCTTATTTGCGGACTACCCCGAATTAAAACAAACCATCAATGGCATTATGACTAGTTATGCTGCACAGATGAATAACCTCATCTATGCAGGAACCACCAAGGAGTGGAAAGAAAGCAACATCATGCAGGACCTACTTGCAAGAAAGGTGCTTCGTGCTTATGATTTTGAGAAGGGCGGTAATAAGTATAATAGGTATTTCCAACCTAATTCAGATGCCTTGAAGGCTTTCCAAGAAAGAACGGACAACGGGCTAAAACTCTCTCAGAAGATATGGAATCAGTCGCAAGCCTTGAAAAAGGAGTTGGAGCATACCATATCAACTGCAATAGAAAGAGGACAATCAGCTGTGGTTCTCAGTAAGCGAATCAGTAAGTATCTGACCGACTACCCAGCATTAAAGGCTGACTATACTGAAAAGTTCGGGAAAGCATCCACCTGTAGTAATTGCCAGTATGCTTCCATACGTTTGGCAAGAACTGAGATAAATATGGCTTACCGAAAGGCAGAGCAGACACGTTGGCAACAATTCGACTTCATCCTAGGTTATGAGGTGAAGTTGAGCAAACGCCATCCTGCACCCGACATCTGTGATGATTTGAAGGGAAAGTACCCAAAGGATTTTGTGTTCTTGGGTTGGCATCCTAACTGCATGTGTTATGTTGTGCCTATAGTGATGAGTGATGAAGATTACTATGGTTCTCCTTCTACTCAGAAGTCAGCTATGATTACTCGCACACCGAAGAACTTCAACAATTGGGTACGCAATAACCGTAGTCGAATCGGGAAAGCTGAAACACTTCCATACTTCTTGAAGGATAACAGAAAATATTGGCATCTGTCCATCGAGGACGCGGCTAAGTATCGCCATGCTGACAGAGACGAAAAAGCCATAAAGCGTGCTTGGAAGAATAGAGAACTATTCGAATACAATATAGATGTAGGTAATTCTGATATAGCTATATTAAGACGAAAAGCTAAAGCCTATGATGTTGATATATCGGGTTTTGAAAATTTCATCGCTACATATCAATTCAAAGAGAGCTTCGGAATGATGACTAGTAGTGAAAGTTCTGTGTTGTTAGATATGTTCGATAAGTATAATGATAAGGTTTTTCAAGCTGTTAAGTCTTTAGGCAGGTCAAAAAAAAGTTATCTGTCTAAGTTTGATTATAGTTATGATTTCGGAGATTGGAGGGATAGTGTAGCTAAAAAGTTTGCAAATATCACCCCTACGCAGTTCGAGCCAGTGAGCAAGATAAAACCAAAGTTGAAGGCTACCTATGACAAAGCTCGTAAGGAACTGCACGACCTTCGCACAATTCCGTTGAAACCAAAGAAGCTCATAGAAGATTTCGATGATTGGGAATTAGAGATTGCTTTAGACGACCAGGAAGCAGTAATGGCAGGAAAGAAGCTCATGCAAAATCTGTATGGACCAAACATTGATTACGTCGTTTCTTGGAGAAGAGTTGTGTCGGCTTATAAATCAGAAGGCTGGGGTAAGGCTTATGAGGTCTTTCTTGATGAGTATCATAACGGATTGAAGGAAGTTATGGAAGCGGCAACACATTTAAACGAATTGAGAACGGCAGATTTGAGTATTATTCCGGCAAAATGGATTCCTCGCTTCAATGATTACATCAAGACTATAGAAACTGCAGGAATTGATGTCCGAGGTTACGAAAGAGTTTATCGTGAGATAGAGGGTGCGTACAACATCTACAAACTGGCTTCGGACAAAGATTTGATAGCGTATGGCTTAGATAAGTTATCCTTTAACACTCCTCATACCATCGTGGAAGGCTTTAGAGGTATAGGGATGAGTCCTACTAAATGGCTAGGAAAGAAAGAGTTCTACGATAGCTTTGACAAGTTTGTTCCTTGTATCAGCCTTAGCGGAAACCAAGCCTATTATTGGGACAAGTATAAGCATGTTAGAATAGACTTCGATGGGCATAAGGAAAGATTCGCAAAATCGGAATGGTATCGAAAGGGTCTCCAATATCACGAATACGGACACGCTAAAGCCGCATTGCAAGGTAATTGGGAAAATAGCAAAGGCTTCAAAGACCTGTTCAAGAAATTCTATGATGATTATAATCAACCATCTAATTTCTATCAAGATAGTAGGGGAAAGACAAGATGGAATATTGAAGGAAAATATTGGGAGGTAAAATACAAGTATGGTGACCCAAAGAAGGATGTTGATGAGCTATTCGGAGCGATAACCGATACTCTTCAAGCTTTAAGCAAAGATAAGTTTAGAATAGATGGAGCTGGGCACGATTGGGACTATTTTGCTAATAGCGAGTTCTCATGTATAACGGAGATTATAGCTCACCTAAGCGAAAATTGTTGGTCTCACAATAAGTATTTCAAAATGGCATTACCAAGGCTTTATAACGAAGCTATGGCTCTATACAAGAAGTTTTATAAGGCTAACTTACCAACCAAAAGATAGGTAGTAGAATTAAGGTTCTACTACCCATCCTACTTTGTTTTCTAAAGGTCCAACAGCTGATTCGTTATCTACGTAATAGAGTTTGAAATCTTGACCTGTCTTTAAAGCTTTTCGCACAGATGCCATAATCGTCGCTTTGCTTATGCCTTTATAATTGCAATCTCTAATTGCACTTAGCACGGCACACTTTTGACCGATGTAAATGTCTGTTCCTTTGTAGTAATTAACTACTTGTTCATCTGTAAGTTCGTCCACGGACTTAACAGAACATTGTTTTAGATATTCCCGTATATTCATGTTGCAAAGATAACTAAAGAAATTCAAACAAGTAAGCTTAAAATGTGAAAGTTATGAAATTTAATAAAATCTCCATATACAAATATCAAAAGTTAGCCAAAGTTAAACTATTGATTATCAGTAAATTACAAGTTCTAAAATTTGGTCAATTCAAAAAAAATGACTACCTTTGCAATAGATAATTAAAACAATAACAACTTAAAGTTAAAGAGCAATGAAAAAGAAAGATATTTTTAAATTTGGTAACGATGCTTTAAATAAGCAATACAAGGAGTTCTTAGCAAAGTTAGATAAACAGAACTATACTTATATTTTTGTTCAGAACTTAATGATAGAACTTAAAAACGGCACATGGGTTTCTTTGAATCTTGATTTCGCTTCTGACGCTGTTAGATTTAAAGCTTGCGTAGTAATGAATCATAAAGCGATAGAGAATATCCAAGATTTGGATTTATATACCGCTAAAAACCCTACGTTTTTCTACGAAAACACCTTGGATGAAGCGTTTAAGAAATTGGAGCTTAAATATGGAAAGCTTGATAAGTAATTAGGTTACGATGTAAATATAAGAGCAATGAGACAGTTAGAATTTGAACAGCGAGTAGGAATGTCGGTAAATGCTACCGAGTACGCTTCCATTGAGAATGTATATATGGCAAGCGACCTTGATAAGGATGCTTTCTGTACCCTTTGGAAGAAGATGAACTTCAAAAGAGTTGCAAGAGCTAGAGAAGAGAAATCAGCTAAGTTGAAGGAGCAAATGAAGAAGGAACAGCTATTCGGCATATTGAACAAACCATACGGCAAAAACGAGTTTGGTACGCTAGCCGATAACTTCTACAGCAAAAGTGAAAAAGCTGTACTAGAAAGCATCGAAATCCACATGCAGCAAGAAAGAAATGGCATTCCATACTTTGTAAGCGTAGCATCTGTATTGGTTGATTTACGCAAATATTTGAAAGTCGTATAAGAAGGAAATGGTAGGGCTAACCACCCTACCTCAATACGATAAGAGCAATGAATACGATAAAAACGTTTATTCCATCAGAGTCAGTTGACGCATTTAAGAAGTTCGCTGAGAAGACAAAGCGCAATGTAGAAGGTTTCGACTACACCATTAGTAACCCACGAAAAAAGTTATTCCGTCATGCGGTAGTAGAAGATTGTCAAACCATCATTGGTAAGTATTGGCATGACATCTGTGACCTCACCATCAATATGCCAGACGAAAGTAATTGGAGATTGCTGGCCACATATAAGAATGGAGCCTTTACTCCTGCTGATACAACCAAGGAGTTGGTATTCAAGATTAAGGAGCATGGAGCTGATTACGGCAAATGCGACCTATGTGGTCATTGGTGTAACAACGCATACGTTATCGAGAATACACAAACGGGCGATGAACTGCAAGTAGGTTGCGAGTGCATAAAAAAGTTCGGATTGAAGTACATTGACTTTCTCTCAGACTTTACACGCAAACTTTATGAGACCTACGACCACACCATCAGATATGCCACCGATGATGACTATGGAGACCTTATCCCAATTTGGGGTGGTCCTAAGGATAGTAGATATACGGATGCCATCTTGAAGAATGACATGATCGCCATGTGCAAGGCTCAGTATGACGAGTGCCCCGTTTACAAGAAAGGCTATTACGCAAATGGTCACTATTACCCATCAGAAACAATCGCCAAATTAGAGGAAATAAGAGATTCTAAGAAGTTTACGGTTGACACCTCATACATTACAAAGGTCTGCGATTTTGCGCTATCTAAAGAGCCTAAATCGCAATTCGAGGTTGAAATGCAGAAAGTAGCAAAAGACTACTACACATTCTCGGAGCAGTTCGTTTATGCTTTCTTCCTGGTGAAGAACTACGAGGATAGCTTAAAAGGTGGTATTGATGCAATCAAGAAAGGTATGCAAGTCAAGGTAGTCGGTAAAGTCATTCAACAGCGCACAGAGCAGTCTTACTACGGAGAAATGGTCACAAACACCATCCTTACTAAAAACGGAATAGTCTGTGAAAGGGTTGGCAAAATACCAACTGCACAAAAAGATGGCGAGAAGACCACCGAGTTCTATGCTATCGTCAAGGGTGTGTTCAATGGAAAGGTTTGCCTAGACAGAGCTACTAAGAATCCAAAGAAAGGAATCGAAGTAAAGGAGATTTAGTTATGGGCGCATTCAACATCAACACCTATTATGGCTGTGAAACTTGCGAAGCAGCCAACGAATATGGTAATGGTTGCAAGCATGGTCTATTATTCCCTGTCCTGCTTGTGATAGCTAATAAAAGGGAATGCCCAAATTATAGATTTCAAAGAAAGGAATAGTATGTGTTATAAAGACAGAATAGAATTAGAGCGACTTTTAGGTGATTTTGTAACAGCTCCTAAAAGCCATCTATCAGAAAAAGAGGTAAAATTGCTAAGAAAAGCCATGCGACTTATTGGTAGAGAAAATAAGAGATACGCAGATTTATACATGTAAATACGAAACGATATGAAATTGCAGGTTTATTTCTTATACAGAACCGATGAGCACCTATCTACAGATAGCAAGGAATTGCTCTTTATCGGTAACCTTCCAAATTGCATAAAAGCAGCAAGGAAGTTTAATGCTACAGATACTCAGATTAATGAACTTGGGTATCATAAGCAAAGTCAACTTAACAATGTGGGTTACGAGTTTATGCTAGAACAGCATACCCTTAACGAATATATAGTAGAACCATAAAATATACGATTATGAAGATATACAAATTGATATGGTATCTCTACACAGAGGACCAACTTAAAGAATCCCTCATCACAGATAAGGAAGTTGCAGAAGCACGTTATCAAGACCTCAAAAAGGCTCTTTATCGTGGATGCTGGTTATCCCTATCAGAATTAGTTGAAAACGAAGACCACGAACTAGTAGAGGGTGAAGGTCTTCATTATAACGACATTTAAAAGTTAGAGCAATGGAACAGAAGTTATTAGATTTGATTATAAATATAGGACAAGTTAGAGGTTGGGCTGTAGATGTTACAGATAATGGCAATGACCTTGCCTACATCTTCTTTCAGCGTTATTCTCCTGCTGGTCAAGATTTCAACATGTCAATCGAAATGCCAAACAATGACCCGAATGAGTTTTTGAAGAACCTCGATGATTACTACGAGAACTTCGATCCAGATAGTGAAGCCCTAAACTGGTGTGACAAAGAAGGTCATGGTATAAATGGAGCACCCAAACGCTTGAAGGATATTATCATTGATTTCGAGGAAATCGAAAAGGAAATCAAAGAACTCCTAGAAGTGTTCAATCTTCAAATAGAGGAGCTAGAAAAAGCTGCCATTCACAAGGTTAAAGTGCAAGTAACCGAATACCTGCAAAAGGTAGTGGAGGTTGATGCCATCAATGGCAGTGACGCATGCGATAAAGTCGAAGAAATGGTTAATGGATCAGAAATCATCTTGACAGCAGACGATTTCACAACAAGAAAGGTTGAGCCTTATGAAGATAAGTAAAACTGCACAAGCTGTGCAAAAGCTAAAAGATGGAGATTTGAAAGGAGCACTCTCCATCTTTTCTACTTTTAAGTATGATTTCACAAGGGATGAACGTAGAATCATGCGAATTGCATACGAAACACTTTGCGGACATGGCGCTTTCTATCAATCATTAGGAATTGATGCTGGTCAGATGATAGCAGATGCAATAAGTATACTATACGATAAGTATCTAAGTATCAATAAGTTAAACTAAGTTAGCAAAAAGTACTTTATACTCAAAACGTTTGGTCATTTGCAAAAAAAATGATTACCTTTGCACTATCAAAAATAAATAATAACAATTTAAAGATAAGAGCAATGAAAGAGTTATTAGAAAACATAGGTAACTTTAATGGATGGAAAGGAAACATCTGTCTTTACTTCCCCAAAAAGAAGGTTAGAGAATTAAAGCGTTATGGAATAACAGAAGATATGGATATAAAACAAGCATATCTTAAAGTGAGTAATATTAAAAACATATAACTATTATAGAGCAATGAAACTGATTACGAAAGAAATTAAGAAGAGACTGGAAAAATATCCTCTCTACTCACAGGATGGTAAAAAGGAAGAAGCCATCTGTCAAGCAAAGTTCTTCCTTTGTGTTGGTGCATGGTCTTGGTTCATATTGGAAGCAGACCTAGAGAATAATATCGCCTACGGAATCACTATCAATGGAAGTGGTGAAGGCGAGTACGGCTACACAAGCTTAACCGAGTTGCAGGGGCTAACAACTAAGTTAGGCTTAACCGTAGAGCGAGATACCTCATTCTCCCCTACTCCACTAAAGGATATTAATAACGAATATCTAAAGAAGTTTCTTAAGAAAATGTACGCTTGAAAATAATTTCTCACTTTTTCGAGAAGTTATTTGTTGATTAAATAATTTTATCTATCTTTGCAAAAAGTTACAAAAGGAATGAAGATTTATACATCATACTTCTCAAATGGAGCTAAGTTGGCAAAAGCAGACGTTATGATGGTCGGCATAGCCCTCTACCCTCCGAAATGGTTTACAGGATTGTCAAACAAGTACGTGTCGCCATCATGGGACATTCTTCATAACTCCAAATCGGAAGAAGATTATGTACAACGTTTCAATTCTGAAATATTGGCTCATCGGGACCCAAAAGCATTTCTCTCCGCAATAGAGAAGATGGCAAACGGAAAAGATGTAGCTCTATGTTGCTTCGAAAAGCCAGATGAGTTTTGCCATCGCCACCTAGTGGCAAAATGGCTGAATGAAAAGCTGGGATTACAGGTCGAGGAATTTGGTATTTCCAAAAATCCTGTTTACTTGGAGCAAAGCTTATTTTAA